TAAAACCAGCTTTTGGTCTATCAGCCTGACAAGAACTACACCACTTTTTTTCCATCCCAATTTTCCTTCATATAACCATATTCCGAAACATCTACTACGGCTGTGAGCTTTAAACATACATCGCATTGGTCGATCCATGATCTGTGGTTCTCCGAACTCTTTAGTGGATGTGTACCCCAAGCCTTACCGCACTCAAAGCACACATTGTCTGGCTGCTCATCAGCTAGTTTCACTCAGTTCTGCCTTCCGCTTTTCTTTGGCATCGTTTACCTTCTTCATCGCTTCTTTGTCCTTAGACACTTCCTTAAACGCTTGGGCAAAGTTCACCTTGAGTTCTGGGATGTCCTGAGAACCTAATATCTTTTCTACAAACTTTGTAGAATCTACCTCTATATCATCCCACAAATCCTCACCGACATAAAGAGATAAACCGAGACCATGTAGAGCAATCGCTTTAGCCAGGCATCTCTGCATTGCAGTATTAACTGCAAACGCATCGGGATTAGATACTGCCTTGTTGCGATAGTCCATGACAGGTAACTGCGAAGTCATCGACTTACCAAACGCATTAACTGTGCAGAACACCATTACAGTCTCACCAAACAATACAGGCTGACCATAACTCCAAGTAGCTTGTGGATCGTGTTGTAGCAATGTGTCTACAGCCCATGCCCAAGACAAATAAGATAACCCATTCTTCTTCTCGATCTTATCCGATACATCTACATTCCTAAGTTCTAAATATTTACTCATACATCCCCCTTATAAAAGTTCATCTTCAATATGATCGTGTACTAAAAAATAAACTGCACGACCAAAGTTATGCCAATCACCTTTCTCTGCGTATTGGCGATACAACTCCCACTTCTCAGCACCCTTCTTACTTTCTACTGCTTTACCAAGATACTCTACAAAGTTATCTACATCAAGCACATCGCAGTCAGCACCTTTCTTCATGTGGTTCTCCCATAAATACTCTTGCTCACTAAAGCATGGTCTGCTCTCAAAGTCAGGCATAAAGTTATCTTTCATGACACACCCCCTGTTTTCCAAACATACACAACCATTGCTGGTGCAAGCATAAGGATAGCTGCCACAGCACCCCAAAATATATCTTTCCATTCGCCTTTAAAGTCTTTCATAATTCCCTTTCAAAGAAATTCCCCCTGAAGGGGGATGTTTATTATTTATTTATTGCTACAACTTCAATTGTTATTGGTTTATTTTTACTGCCAGTTTGGCTTGCAGCTTTACGGGCTAATTCTTCTGTAGATGCAAAGCCTGTAAATTCTTGATAAATATTAACTGAACGATAAGCGTAAGCTAATGGCTTTGTGGTGTTGCGGCTAATTGTTTGACCATTTGAAAATGTTGCTGTTACTTTCATTTTTATTCCCTTTCAAAGAAATACTGCATATGTAGAACTATACAGATATTTGTAGAGATTTGTAGAATATTTACTAGGGATATACCCTAATATCTACATTTACCTATTTTGGGTGTAGAATCAATGTTCTACAAAAGGAGATAACATGAATACTGTTGCAAAAAAACAACACTTTGATAAATTATTAGAGGTCTTTGGCACATATAAGGACATCGCGCATCACCTTGGGATGAAGTATGTAACTGTCTATGCTTGGTCTATGCGGAACTCTATCCCCAAGAAACACCACGAAGCCATCATAGAAGCCTCGTTTGGCAAGATAACAGAAGAAGACCTTGCCTAACTACAATCAGCGTACAAAGGCTCTATACGAGTCTCAGGGATATAAATGCGAAGTGGTCGAATCCTACAACTCTTTTACAAAACGAAAAAAAGATATGTTTGGCATCTTAGACATGGTGGCTATTGGAAACGGAGAGTCTTTAGGCATACAAATGACATCCAAAAGTAATATGTCATCCAGAATTAAAAAGATCCAAGAAAGCGAATATCTTTCTGAGCTTATTAGGTCTAAGTGGAGAATTATCGTAATAGGCTGGTTTAAGAAACCTAATGGGAGGTACGACTTTAAAGAGTTTGAGTTCTGATCGGGAAATTATTGGCTAATTTGCCTATTTTTTAAACAGAATGAACTGATCGGGATATAAGTTTTTGGTTTATAATTACATTAGCAGATTGAACCCTGTTTGTAGTAATCCACAAGACCCTATAGGGTAGCTTTGAGCATTTAGCAAAAGTCGTGGATTCTTTTGTTAAGTGGGTTCAACTTAGAGCTACCTTATGGGGTTTTTCTATTTCTGCTCGCACTCCAGGCGAAACATAGTGCTTAGATCGGCAGCGTGGAAGAAAAGATAGGCTCATTACCCGATGGCAAGCCTCGCAGACTTAAATGGGTACTGCATAAAATTGTAGATAAATGGGTGAGCTAATCTGCAATTGAGTAGAACATTATCTTAGGAAGGACTAGTCTGGTAACAGATGGGTCAGGGTGGCAGAATAAATGCCTATCACCCTTTAGTAGAGTATTGTCAAAATATATACAAAAGCTACTTTTTTATACAAGTTAGGATTGATATATATAAAATATATGCAAGATGTATAGATATCTAAATATTTACCTACAAGTTGTATATTGTTATATAAACATTACCTAAAGGTAGTTAACGGAACAAATACGATACATTAGGGAAAATACTTAAGACTTATTTGTAGAACTCGTATAAGATTATTAAAGTTTCATGCACAAAGGGGAAAAAATGATTATTAAATCTGAGTTTTGGTATATTCTACAAAAGCATATAGAGCTAAGAAAGAAAAAGTGAGTGCTTGGCTTATTATCGTTACCGGCTTGATCTATGCCTATATTGGGTGCGAACAAGCCCTAAAAGGGAATGTGCCGATGGCAGTTGTATATACAGGATATGCGTTTAGTAATGTGGGTCTCTACATCTTGGCGAGTAAATAATGCATTGGAATCATAGAGTGGTAGACTTTTCAGACGAGAACGATGGAAAACCTTGGGTCGAGGTGTGCGAGGTCTTTTACGACAAGAACCATGAGCCTTATCTATACACAGCAAGAGGTGTCGGTGTGATGGGAGAGGACTTAGAAGAAGTAAAGCAGAATCTATATAAAATGTTAGATTGCTTAAATAAGCCAGTTCTTATGAAAGCAGACTTTAACAAAAACATAAAGGTGTGGGTGGATGAAGATACAAGTCAAGATAATTAGCGAAAACATAGATGGCTCTGCGAATGTAGAGGTAGTGTTTGATAAGGAAGGTCATAAGTTGTTGTTGCAGCATGGTTTAGAAAGTATGTTGGTAAAAGCAATAGAAAATATGAAAGGGAAAAAAGATGGAGTTCAACTTGTTTTGGGCGCAATACCCAAAGAAGGTCGGAAAGCTAACAGCGCAAAGATCGTGGGAAAAACTAAGTCAGGAAAACCAACAAAAGGCATTAGAGGCAATAGTAGAGCATCGAAAATACTGGGCAGCAAAGGGAACTGATTGGGAGTTTATCCCTCATGCCTCTACTTGGCTAAACCAAGAAAGGTTCGAGGATGAGCTTGTCATTGAGCAGAAAGAAAACAAGAGACCACCTCTACCTTGGTATGCAAGCGATGAACTAACATTAGCCAAGGGCAGAGAACTAGGATTAAACCCATATGCAGGAGAAACTTTTGCCCAATTTAGAGCCAGACTTTCGGCTAAGATCGGCAGTACGGCAACTCTGTAAGTGGAGAGCAGATTGGGGTCTGACAAAGTGGAGAAAGTATTTATCAGACCATACGATAGATAAAGACCTATTAGTTCTATATGGGGAACAATGGGCTAAAGGGAATAAAGGGGAGTGGGGAACATGGATATAAATCCAACAAAAGCAGTAGAGTACATAATGAAGTATTCGGGAGACTTCGCTAAAGCCAAGGCAAACAGAATCTACCTAGAGAACTTCCTAAAGTCTAAACGCAGTATCCTTATGTCTAAATCATCGGCTAAGTCTGTCGCAGCAGCAGAAGTAGATGCGTATGCTGACCCAGAGTATATTGGGCTACTAGAGGGCTTAAAAGAGGCTGTGGAGTGCGAGGAAAAGATCAAATGGATGCTGACTGCTGCACAACTCAAAGTCGAGATATGGCGCAGTCTAGAGGCTACTAACCGATCTGTAGATAATCATGCTAGATAGCGACTTTGTCTACATCTGGGCATTAATTGTGTTTCTCATAGTATACATTTCTATAAAGATTGGTACAAAATAGTGGACTCTACAAATTACAACTTATACCTAAATAGGTATAACGAGATGCTAAAGACAGCACACCATTTATCTCAGTTGCTAAAGAAAACAAGAGAAGAAAACGAATACCTTAGAAAATGTATAGAAACAAAAAACTCCTAGAACTTGCTAGACTATTACCATGTCAACATTGTGGGATAGAAGATGGAACTGTCGTGGCTGCACATTCCAACCAGTTACGAGATGGAAAAGGTCGTGGACTTAAGTCATCCGATTTTCGCATTGCAAGCCTCTGTTTTCGCTGCCATGCGGAAGCCGATACATCTAGCACACTATCGAAAGTCGCAAGGATTGAGATGTGGGAACAGGCGCACCGAGCAACCATTGGTGAACTTTTTGAACGAGGACTTGTTGGGGTGATGAAATGAGAACAGTCTGTTGGTTTTCCTGTGGCGCTGCTAGTGCTGTAGCTACCAAAATCGCTTTAGCAGAGAGAGAGAGAGAGAGAGTGAATTAATCATAGCTTACACAGAAGTTAAAGAAGAACACCCAGACAATAAAAGATTCTTAGCTGATTGCGAGGAATGGTTTGGACAAAAGATTGAGATTCTTGGCAATGATTTTTATGACAGATCCATCTACAGGGTGTTTGAAAAGAATTACATACGAACTCCCAAGGGTGCGCCATGCACCAGGGCATTAAAAAAACAGATAAGAGAAAGATTTGAAAAACCTACAGACCGCCAGGTATTTGGCTATACCGCAGAAGAACAGGCTCGTTTAGACCGCTTTATAGATGCTAATGCCGATGTCAATATATGGACACCTCTTATAGAAAAAGGTTTAGGTAAAGAAGATTGCCTAGCAATGCTTAAAAATGCAGGCATAGAACTACCTGTTATGTACAAACTTGGGTATCACAACAATAACTGCATTGGGTGCGTTAAAGGTGGCATGGGTTACTGGAACAAGATAAAGGTGGACTTTCCTGAGCATTTTGACCGCATGGCAAAGCTAGAAAGATTTAAGAAACAGACAATATTTAAAGACCGCTACCTTGATGAGTTAAAGCCTACAGATGGCAACTACCCCCAAGAACCTAATATTGAATGTAGTATTTTTTGCCAAATAGCCGAACAAGAACTACAACTCTAATGGATCTAGCCCTAGCTCTTTTCCTACCATATGGCATCTAGCGCGAAACTCTTTTCCATGTTGTGCCCACTTATTACCCTTCCTACGATGAAAGCTCATATGGATCATTTCATGCGCCATAGTCCGAATAACTGTATCTAAGAATCCGCACCTGGCAGTAGAAATTGTAACGATGTGTTCCCACTTCTCGTCATCCTGATACAGATAAGTTCCCATCACATCGGGATCT